GAAGCCATTGCTTCACTCTCCATCGTTGCCGGTTAAGGATCGTGATCGGATGAGAAATCGCGTACCAAGCCGCATGCCATCCGCTCTTGTGTGTTAGCCGCCCCCAATCCTCGACCGATCCATCGGCGCGAGTGATGACGGCATGCACCCTTGCGTGAGTTCTCGCTTTCTGCGTCTGCCTCACTTTCCTCTCCCCATGTCAACGCGGCCAGGAGCTGTGCGAAAGTTCCTGAAAGCCGGATCGTTCAAAAACTGGTTCATGATGCGCTGCGCCCGATCAGACTTGCCAATCATCAGCTCGCGGAAGCTGATCTTATGGATGCGGCACAGCTCCTCCATGATCGTACCGGGGATCGACGCCACCTTCCTGCCGAGTACGGGATGATCGACAGGCTTCTCGTTGTAGAGCTTCTTGTTCGCCTCGATGAGAGGCTCCACATCTTCGACAGTGGTGATCGTAATCCGATCCTTGCCATCGTCTCCGGTGTGGAGCCAATACTGATCGATGCGATGCCCGTTGCGCTCTGTGGAGAGCAGCTTGGCCATTACAGTGTAAACCCTGCCATGTTGCCAATAGACACGACGCTGGTGCCGCCTTGCCCAATGACGAGCTGCACGGTGTCACCGGCCTTGCCCTCCAGCGGAGACACAAAGTCGATGACGAGGTCGTTGGTGACGTACCAAGACATCACCACCACATCATTCATTTCGAGCTGAACCAAGATGCCAGTCGCGGTCTCGGCAGCAGCTCCGAACGACACGCTGATATGCGTGACGAAATGTCGGCCCGCACCAGATGGAGCAGCCTTCGTCAGCGTCTGTGCCGTGTCGGCATCGCTGACGCCACTCTCAATCCAGTCAGCCGGTTTGGCGACTTGCGATCCCATTAGGTTGCCTCCAGCTCCAGAGTGATGGTGACACGAGCTGTGCCGGTAGACGCGCCGTCAGTCTCGACCTCAATCGCCTGACCTTCTGTGAACGTGTTCAGTGCGGTCGGTGTGCAGCTGTCTACGTCACCAGACGCTGAACTGGCTTGCGCCACGGTGATCAGGCCACCAGTCACGGCAGTGCCGCCGATCTTCAGCGTGAGGTCAGCGTCGGCAGAGCCGATAGCATCGTTCAGGCACGACCAAGCCTTCTTGATCTTCCCGCGAAAGCCGGGAACGAAATAGATTTGGTCAGCCGTCGAGATGTCGGTGATGTCCACGGTGACAAAGCGCCGGGACAGTTTCGGTGTCTTGGGATAGGTGGAAGCCATCTTCTGAGTTCTCCTTAGTGCTTCATCCTAAACAAGAGGCGCGGAACACCACGCTCCGCGCCCCTATTTTCTTACGAGGTCGTCAGGTCGCGAACTGCGAACGAGGATTTCTCGTTGCACGCTTCCAAAGTGTACTCGCAGAGGATTTGCTTCTGGTCGGTGTCGCCGGTCTTCGCCAGCTCGGTCGTGACCATATTACGACCGGGGAGGAACGCCACCTTCCAATACTCCATCTCCAAACCAAACACGTGGTCAACCTGAGTGAACCGATCCGGTACAATCTTCAGGCTCATGGAGAAATCGCCTTCGTAGATGTCGAAGGACGTGTGGAGCGTCTTGTCTTCGGCTTTCTGCATCTTGGTGCCGCCGCCGAACGTGGAGGCAATCTGCCTGTTCCACGATCCACACAGCAGGATGTCGGGATTGCCCCCTTCATCGTAACAAGACTTGATCACCGTCTTGAGCTGGTCTTCGGTGAACTGACGCGCCGAACCACCAGTGATGTAGGCAGCAACGCCGTCGCCAGCAGGTTCCGTGCCCGCTCCGTTGTTGTCCACGCTCGTGATGATCCACGCAGGAACACCAGCACACTCACGTGCAGTCGTGTCGTCACCGCCGACCTTGGCGTTGTTCGCGAGCAGGATTTTCTCCATGTCGCGCTTCAGCTCCTTGGCCCGCTTGAGCATCTGGTAGTCCATCTCGTCTGCGCGACCAGCGGTCGTCACAGAGCGAGCTGTACCGGACACTCGTGCCACCTTGTCCGAAATTGCCGTGTAATTTCCACGGCGAGTGGTGGGCGAAGAAGCGTCTGTCGTTGCATCGTCACCTTCGATGACGAAGTTCGTGGCCGATGCCGCTGCAAGAGCGTCCACCTGCCATTCGTGGTTTGTGTTCGTCGCCTTGATCTGGGAAGCCATGCTCAAGAACGGCGTATCGACCGGCGACACGTCATAGATGACATCCACGAGGTCTTCGCGGATGCCGACCATGTCGTTGGTCGCGTAGGTCGCTGAAGGCTGTGTCATAGCCTATGCCTTTCGCTTTGCTCGGAGCAGAGCCACAGCGTCATCAATCGATCCGCTCGAACGCAGTCGTCGTTGCTGCTGCGCAACCTGCTCTTGGTTGACTTGCGATGGAGCCTTCGGTGTCCCAGGCTTGATCATCTTGGGCACCTTTCTCAATCGCTTCTTCGTCACATCAACCTTACCTTTCGCCTCATCATACAAACGCGCCTTCTCAGCGATAACGAGAAGACGATGATCCGCCGCAGTGTTGATGTCCTCCTGCGTGAACCCTTGGTTCAGAAGAAAGTCCGTCAGCTTGGCTTTCATCGTCGGCAGCTTGTCGGCACTGCCCCAGTCAGGATTGACCTTCGGCATTGCCTCTTGGAGCTTCTGCCCCTGTTCAACAAGGTACTCGCCCTGACGCTGCTGAAACTCCTGCTGCCGCTGGTTCACGCTCTGCTGGTAGTGCTGAACGAGATGCGACTTGAGAGCCTGGAGCTGCTGTTGACGCTCCGAGAACTTGACCTTCTCTGCCGACCATACGGCAGGGTCTTCTTCGTGGAGCGTATTCCAGTCAACGCCTTCAAACTCAGCAGTCAGAACCTTCTCTGCCTGTTCGATGATTGCACCGGCTGTCGCGAACTGAGCCTCTAGGGCTGCGTTCTTGTGAGCCAACATCTGCTGCGCTTCTTGAGACTTGGTCTTAGCCTGTTCGAGCCGCGCCTCGGCTGCTTGGTTCATTTGGTAGTTCGCGACCAACTCGCGGAACGGTACTTGGCTGGCTTTGCCGTTGACCGTCACATCAACCTCAAGCCCCTGGAACCAGTCAGGGTCTGTCTCAAGGCTCTGGATCAGCTCGGACACTGTCCGAACCTCACCTTCATCTACATCGTCGCCCTTGTCGGCGTCGGCGTCTGGTGTGTCGCCTCCGCCTGTATCGGCGTCGTCTTTGTTGTCGGTGTCGCCTTGCGGCGCAGGCGTGTCGTCTTCAACAGGTTCGTCCTGCTGTTGTGATGCGTTTGGATCGCCCTCTGAGAGTGGTCCTTTAGGTTCCTCTTGAACCTCACCATGAAAGTTCGACCCGAACGCATCACGCGCCAGGAGGGATAGAGGTCGTTGTGTGGTCTGGTTTTGACCGGCGTCAGGTGCGCCGCTGTCGCTCTGGTGTTGAGCTGGTGCGTCTGGCAATGTTCTGCTCCTCAAGGTCAAGCAGTTTTGCGGCAGACTTTCCATCTCGGATCACGATCTCGAACTCCTTGCGGAGCTGCACCAGCAGCCTATGCATCAGGTACGCTCGCTCTCGCGTCTCTGGTGTCCCATCCAGTTTCTTCCAGCCTTCATCGAGCTTTTTCTCGACCTTGTCAAACGCCTCGGTCAGCAGTGGATTTGCCAGCAGCTTCTCGGCTCTCTGCCCTCTAAGAGCCTTGGCTCGATCCTTGTCTGCGGGACGTGGCTTTACCGGCGCGGGTTCCGGCGTAGTGTCGGTCATACCTTGCTCCCTGGCACGTTGGCTCCGTACTTAAGCTCCATGTCGGTGAGCTGGTTGCGCAGCTTCTCCATCTCGATGGTGAACGTGTTCATCATCTCCTCCTGCTTGAGTTGGTGCGACGCGTTCTGGTCGGCTAGCTTCTGCTGGAGCGCGAAGATGTCCTTCTGCGCATCAAACTGCTGCTTCTGAGCCTTCAGGTCGTTCTTGCCCTGCTCGATCTGGAGGAGAGCCTGTTGGAACTGCGACTGCTGCTCGCTGCTCTTGTCGCTGATGTCCGTGTCAGGTTCTGGCTTCGTGAAGAACCTCTCGGTCTGCTTCATGTCGGCGTTCTTCACGATCTCATCGCACGTGTTGTAGATGTTGTCGGCTGACACGAGGACGCCCAGACCACCACCGGCTGCGATCTCACGCTGCGCCTCGCGGATGCGGTCGATGCCCAGAGCCTTCGTCTCGCGAGACCCCATACCCAGACCGACAGCCACGGTCATGTCGCTGCGCTTGCGCCACTCGCTCGGATCGACCTCCACGAACGTGCCGCGCAGGTTGACGACCATCTCCTTGTCTTGGTGCTTCTGGAGCAGCTCATGCAGGTGCAGCATCAGCGTCTTGATGCCGGTCTCCGCGAAGATGCGAGCGATTGCCTCGACCTTGCCCCGGCTCATGTCGATGGCATTAATCAGCACGGACTGCTGGATGTTCTTCAGCGCCTCCGGTGACAGCCCCTCGGCATCCTCATGCACACCAGTGCGCTTGCGCGACAGCTTGTCGAAATACTCCATCGCAGGGAAGCTGTGTTGCGCCACAAACGGCACAGACATCGGAGCGTAGGCTTCCTGCGGAGGTCGGTCGAACCTGACGATGCCACCAGCCTGGGACGCCATGAGGTCGTCCAGCGTGTTGTCTGACATCCCCATCTCCCACACGCCGTGTCGCGGATGGTTCGACAGGTAGAGATTGTCGAGCGTCTGCCGCAGCAGCGTCGTCATGATCTCTTGGATGTCCATCACTAGGTCGGCAATCGACCGACCAAAATGCTTGTGCGGAATAGGCTTGGCACACAGCACGTGGAACGGCTGACGGTCGGCATCCTCGTTCGAGAGCAGCTTGCTGCCAGCCGTGTAGACCTGACGCAACTCACTGATGCCGTCTCCGTCATAGTCGCAGCGGATGTACGCTTCGCGCAGGAGAATTTTCTCCTCCGCTTTGTCGGTCGTCGGATTGACTGTCGGGTCTTCCTCCGCGTTTGGGTTCCTAGCTCTGCGCTCCTCACCAGTGTTGGACTGGCTCGACATCGGCAGCGCCATGACCTCGTCTTTGTCAAACCCCATACGAATGGCTTCGCTGCGCGTTATCTCGCGCTCATGACCAACCATGCGTGCGCTGGACGGATCGACCGAGTTCGCGTCAGAGCTGATGCGGTACTCCTCTGGAGGCACAGGCTCGATGCGTGCGCGACCCTTCTTCGTCGTGCGCTTGAACTTGATGTCGTAGACCTGCTGCGGAACCTGCTGCGGCATGACGCCAATCGGCGTGACCATGTCCACAATCATTATCTCAGTGCGCTCCTCCTGCTCGGTCGGCTCCAGCTCGTCATCAGACGAGAGGAGAAGCAGTTCCTGCTCGCTGAGACCTTCGTACTGCTCTGTTGTGACCTCCGTGGTCACATCCCACCACGCCTTCACCACGCCGTTCTTCTGCACGAGCGCATCCCACATCCACGAGAACAGGATCATGAACGCAGGGTTCTGCTTCCAGAAGACATAGTTGACGACATCGCTCTCCTGCTGCGCCGCCTCCACGTCCTCGATGCCGACTGCATCAAAGTTCACAAGGTTGTCGCTGATGGTGAAGACGCGGAGCAGTGACGGCATGATGGCGTCAACCACATCCGCCACGTCGCTCGTGCGAGCCTGGGACTGCCCATCAATCTCGTTCCCCATTGGCCTGGACATGTAAAAGTCCATAGCCCTGGCACGCTCCTGGCTGATCTCGTGCCCTTCGCGCCCCATCGAGGAGCTGAACTCATTGTCAACGAGCGCGACCAGCTCGTCGTCGGTCATCTTCTTCGCCATGTTCAGGTCTTTCGTGCTTTCGCAATGGCTGTGCGCCGCGTCTCAGGAGGTTTGGCCGCGCCAATCCTCTCGCTCAACAACGCCAAGTTCTGCTCGAACTGAGGGAACGTCGCCTTCAGCTCGTTTACGGTAGAGGTAAGCAGGTTCATCGCTTGCTGCATCTGCCTCACGTCTTCAAATAATTTCTGGATGTCCTGCTTGTCGCGGATGCCCACAGTATTCTCCTCCGGTTAAATGATCGCCAGCTTCGGTGCTGTACGGGTCTGAGATTTCTTGCGTCGTAGTGGCCGTGCCCAGTCCATCTGCGCAACGGCATACCTCGTTGCTGCCATGAGAGGATGGCTATCGCGAGGCACGCTGGTCTCCTTGCGGTAGAAGGTCTTGTACTCATCGAGCCACTCCACGCAGCTCTTGTTGATCTTAAACCTCCGAGATCGCATCCGGCTCTCGATGCCGTTCGACGTGACCTCCGCGAGCGCGTCGTCCTCCCTAAGACCGTCGCGCACCATGTTGATGCCACGCTCCTCCAGCTCTGCCTTCACAGACTTGCCTCGCAGCTCCCACGCCATCGGGATGTACCGACCGCGAGCTGCAATGCCTTCTCCGATCACCGGCCACGTCTCGTGCCGGAAGATGGCGCAGTCGTACATGTGCAGCGTGTCGGTCTCTCGGTCGAGCGCAAGCCACACCACGGCGATGTCGCCCGCCTCGGTGACGTGGACGCCACTGATGCGCTTCCAGTCATCGCGGATCATACGAGCTTCCCAAAGCCGCGAAGGATCGCGTCCATGAAGTTGAAAGGCGTGTTGCCCAGCAAGCCTGGAGCGTTGCCAGCAAGTGGTGGTGCCGTCTGCACTGGTGGTGGTGCCGGTGCAAGATGCGGCTGTGGACCTCCCTGCGGCAGTGGAGACATGATCTGAGGTGCGCCCCAACCTTCCGGCACTGGTGACATCTGCTGCCCCCAGCCCAGAGGCAAAGGCGACATCTGCCCGCCCACAGGGATCGGTGTCGCCGGTGCGCCACTGAACGCCATAGGCGTCATGCTTGGTACGGGATCGCTCTGTGGTGCCGACATGCGCATCGGCTGATACGACGCCGTCTGCATGAGTGCTGGCCGACCCCTCGGCAAAAACGGATCGAGGTCTGGCGTACCCAGATCACCAAAGTAGTGATCACCGACATTCGCTGTGTTGCGCATGTGCTTGCCCCAGTAAGGGTTCGCAATGCTCGGATTGTAATAGTGCGTGGCACCGCCCACGCCAGTGTCCAGTCCAACAGCCTCACGCGCTTGTGCGAGCTGCTCTGGCGTCCAGTTCTGACCGTCCTCCTCGAACCCAGTGAACTGAACTGGGTCAAGCAGAGCAGGAACGCCTTTGCCTGAACCAAGTTGCCTGTTGCGCACGACATCAGCGATTGCCGCCATGCCGCGTGGCCCCTGGTTCTGCGCTTCATGGAGCATGACCTGCGCGACCAGCTTCTGGTGCTGCGGAGGTAGGCTCTCAAACCACTGCCGAGTGTTAGGCTGCATCGATGTACGACCCTGTCACACGATTGAACCAGTCAGCAGGTGTGCCCGCTGGTGTCATCGTCGTGTCCCACGTTCCAGGCATCGCAGCGCCAGCCTTAGTGCCCTTGAGGAGCTGCGGGAGCAGTCCACCTGCAAGGCCAAGCCCGCCCATGCCCATGCCGCCGTTTCGCGCCAGGAGCATCGGGAGGATGCCGCCCATCGCACCAAGGTCGTCCACGCCACCGCCACCAAGAAGGCCGAGTAAGCCGCTGCCGCCCATCATCATGGGATTGTATTGCATACCGCCGCCGCCGATAGGCTGGCCGTCTGCCGTCTTCGCAGCGCCAGCAGTCTGGAACGAGTTCCCCAGCAGACCCAGTCCAGGCATCGCGCCAGCGAGACCACCGGCACCGCCGCCGCCCTTGCCAAGCATGCCGAGTAGTCCTGTCATTCCGCCAAGCATCACTTGCTCCTTCTGGGAATGCGCAGCCGCTTCTTCGGCCACTCGCGCCCCTTGTTGTTGCTCAATATCTCCAGACCGATTGCCACCTTCTGATCGTCGGCGACCTCCGGTCCTGCGTTGGCGCGTGTCGAGTAATACTGCTTCGGTGGGTTCTTCCACACCCGCCGCATCACTCGATCACGTGGCCTGTTCTGCTTCTTCGCCATTACGCAACGAACGGTGTCGCCTCAGTACCGCCCTGCGTGATCCAGGCAGTGACTTGCCAAAGATCGGTAGCGATGTCGATCAGCTCGATGCGGTCGCCAATGGAGCCACCAGTGGCCTGCGCAGTGCCGCCAAACGCCAACGACGTAGCGTCGGCGTCAGTCCAGCCGTTCGCTGGCTCGCCGTCTCCGTCGAAGCCAAACGCCGTCCCTGCGAAGTTGCAGTTGACCGCGTCAGCCGACGCAATCGCGTAGGCATCCGCCGTCGCCGTCGCAATGACGAACCTGTACAGGTCGCCGCTGCCGGTCGCCTCAGGCATCGTCAGGTCGATGCCGCCAGATCGCGACAGCACAATCGTGCGCCCAGCATGCTCTGCGCGTGTGATGGCGTCAGAAGCAGCCGTAATCGTCACGATGCCGCTCTGCATGCTGTTGCGCAGTTCTGCAATCGTTACCGACTTATTCGAGGCCGGTGCCGACGCATCTCGTATCTGGAGCTGGTCGCCGTCGGCCACGTTGGTTAGCGCAGTCAAAGCTGAAATATTTTCTCTAGGCATTTTCTTCGGCTCCTTAAGCCATGATGAGGTCGTCCAGTTTAATATCCTCGAACACGTGTCGCTCGTGCGACGTGGTGTCGAGCATCGCTGCGGCCATAGCCAGTGCTACCATTCCATCGATCCGACCGCGAGACCGTTTCTTGTCGAGCTTCCGATTGCCCGCTTCATCGAGCTTCACCAC